ATCTGTAGTTGGAAGCGTAAAGAATGGATTATTAGGTAAAGTTGTATTGTTGTAAACCGCTGGACCAAAAGTTTTGAATATAGCTATTTTTTCATCAATATTTTCTTGACGGTCCGCATAATCTGTATCTACTTGAGGTATACGTAGTTGCTGGTTTAAGTCTTCAAAATATTTTTCAAATATTTCTAACTGTACTTGGGTAGATACTTTATTAAACTCAGTAGGTGTCATATAACCTCTTTGTTCTTTATTAAGTATCATTAGTACAGTTTGATATACTGTATTTACATTTATAGCCATTAGTTATTTTTATTATAATAAAGGAGGCATTACACCTCCCTTATTAATATTACATGTTATGAGAACTTTTTCTCTATAGATTGAAAGACTTGTATGCCTTCGTCTGTTTTAAAGAAAGATGCCATAGCTGAATATGGGTTTTCGTCAAATGGAACTGTCATTAATTTACGTCCGTTTGAAGCCCAAGTAAATGTTCTTTGGTCATCTGCTAATTTAATTATATGAGCTTCAGTTGCTCTAATAGCAAAATTTCTTAATTGAACATTATCATCATTAGCTAGTTCTAAGAATAGTTTTGGATTGCTTTTAGCAAATAATAACAAATCACGTTTAAGCTCCTTAGAACTCATCTCTGATACCTTAGATCCTAATTCAACTCTTAATATAGCTTCAGCTTGGTCTATATCTATCCCTTGTGCTGCATTTAGAGCATCTATTTCTAATTCTAAATCAAATAAATCATCTTTAGCTATTTCAACTTGGTCTAGCTCTGTATATATTTTATTTTTTAAAGGATGATATAATGATAATATTTTTTGTAGTACTTGATTTCTTTTAGGTACAAACAAAGAACCGTTTTTAAATACAATATGACCTAATGTTACTTCTCCGTTTTGCTCATCTTTAAAAGGTGAGTTTTGATTAGTAGCATATCTTAGTTCACGTTGCTCATTTGTTTTTTCATCGTAATGAAGCAAAGCGTGTCGTAATGAATGTCTAGACGGTATTTTTAATGTTAATGGTTTTTGATTACCTGTTGTTAAATAAGTTCTATCTTTAATTTCCCAAGACGGATCTTGGACTACTTGTTTTTTAGCCATAATATAATATAATTTAATAGTTAAAAGTAAGTATTACCCCTGAAAATACATCAGGGGTAAACCTACTAGAGTGATTACACTCCTTTGAATAATACAAAGTTGTTAGCAGCTTGTACTACTAAACATCTTTCAGATAGGAAGTTAACCTCCATTGCATCAAGACTAGAAGTGAAAGCACCTCCAGCTGATCCAGTCAACCAAGACTTCATACGACGATCTTCAGTCTGTGAAGCTCTGTATCGTACGTGTAAGAATGGACGACGAATGTTAGTTCCTAAAATTTGATCGTAAACTGTTGAAGTTCCAGCTGGTACTAAAACACCTTCAATTGAAGCTACACCAGTGATTGCACCACGAGTAGAAGCATCATTTAAGTATTTCCAGTCGGTCTTATAAAAATCATAAGATCCTCTACGGAAACCGCTAAACCCTAGGTTTAATGCCATTTCTTCAGAGTTTTCAAATAATCCATAAGCAGTACCACCTTGAGCACCAGTAGAAACGCCAGCTAGCATACCGTCAATTTCCAAAGAAGTTGCACGATTTAAGAATAGCATGTTTTCTTCAATAGCTCCTTGAGTATCTAGATTTTTTAAGATATTATCAAAGTCATCTAAGTTAGCCCCGCTAAAAGCAACCTCAACGTTTCCTCTGTCAGCTACAGCTGCGAATAAACCTTGTGTACCTTTATAGCCATCAGTTAAAGCTTGTGAACCAGCAGCTGCTAATTCTCCTTCAACTACACTCATTTCCAAGTAATCTTCAAAACGTAAACGAGTTTCAGATTCAGCTTTTAAATACCATAAGTATCCAGATGTTCCATCTTCAGTAGCAACTTCTACCCAACCGATTTGAGACATATCAGATCCGTTAATGGTGTAATTGTTACGAATAATAACAGGAGAATTGCTGTATTGAGTAAAAGTAGGATCAATACTAATGTTTTCTCCTTTTGTGGTAATCTCACCAGCAGCTCCACTCCAATTAGTTATTGAAGATCCTTTGCCAAATTCAGAACCATATACAAACATTTTTACTCCAGTAGCAGCTAGAGAACTTGTATCAGCAGCTGTATAAGGTGCAACAACCACATTTCCGCTTACTGGATGTGATCCTGTAACTACAGCTTTTAATTCAGCTCCAAGAGCATCTAAAAGAACAACAGTTTGTCCTGGAGAAACAACGTTTTCAACTAACGTGCCATCAAGAGCAGTACCTCCAACTGGAATACCAATAGTATTTGTTCCACTTGTGTTAGTACATCCATCATAAGCAATGTGTAAACGATTTTGTTCTGACCAGATAACTTGATCTGATGTCATTGGCATTTCAGCTCCAACCATACGTAAGAATCCAGATAATGTTCTGTTTCCATAACGCTCTACTTCTTGTTCGTAAATTTCAGGTAGATACTGTTGTGCAAAGTCTTTTCCAGTTCCAGTATTAAACTGCAAGTAGTTAGACTGTAATAATTGTTGTGATTGAGACGGTTTAATAGTCCCAAATGTAGGGGATAATGTTCCCATAATAATTTAGTTTTTAATTGTTAAATTTTCTTGTTTTAATTTTAAGCTTTGAAGAATCTAAACCGCTAACTGCTTTTACTTTAAACCCATCAATAAATACATTACCATCTTGTGTTTTGCGAGGCTCTGTACTTATGTTTTTAGATTTAGCTAATTGACCTTTAATAGCGTCAGTTTTACCCTGCTCATAAAAGTGATTAGCAATTGTATCTGCATTTCGCGCAGCGTATAAAGCTTTATGATAACCTTTTGTATCTACGACTTCTCCTTTATCATTTAAGAACGTCTTAATGAAAGTGGATATATCTTTTTGGTTATCAGCAACCTTAACAGGGTCTTTTATACCATACCTAAATTTCTTCTCTCCAACTTTAAAATCAAAACCTTTGAATTCATTGTTAAGAAGCTTGTTTGTTTGGTCGTGGAACCTACTTTGGTTAACTTTATTGAGCTCTTGCTCTTCATTATATCGGTTAAAAAAGTCCATAGCTTTTTGTTGCTCTTGATTAACTCCAGGTCTCAACTTGATCTCTGCGTAGTATTTATCTTTAAGCGAATCCAAATAGTTTTTGGCTTTTGCAACTTCTTCTTTATATGCAAGCTTTTTCTTTCGAATATCTCTTGCTTCGTCTAAATCTTCATCAAATTTAAAAGAATCTTCAATTACAAATTGAATTTCTTCTGAATCTAAATGAGGTTTAGATTGTTTGTAGTATTCTATTAACAATGCTTCACCGTTTACATTGCTATAATCAGCATTTAATCTAGCATAGTCTTCAACAGTTCCACCAGTTTCCTTCATAAAAGCTACTAGTTTTTCTACGTTTTCTGGTAACTCTTGTGTTTCTGCTTGCGGTAATACTTTTTCTTGTTCCTGTGAGGTGTTGGGACTTTCAGTGCCTCCAACCATTGTGACCTCTTCATTATTATTGTCTTCATCTTCTACTAGTTCTATAGGAGATTCTGCTACTTCTTCTTCGGTGGCCCGTACTTCTTCAACCACTCCTTCGCTGTTGCCACTGTCTTTTGATTCTTCGACAACAACATCGCTATCATCTGTCTCTTGTGTTTGAACGGCATCTTCTTCTTGTTTTTTACTTAAATCTATTTTAGTAATTTCAGGTACTATATTTCCCTGGCCTTTAATCTTAGGGGTTTTAGTTTTTAATTTAAACTCTCCTTCTTGTTTTACTTCTTCTGACATAATATAATATAATAAAAATTAATAATTCCCTATCTTGGGGTAAATTGCTCTAAACCAAAACCATCTAAGTTATCGTTACCAGATGATTCAAAGTTTTTAGGCAGTAGATCATTTTGTCTTTGATCTATAAGTTCACTCTGTTGAGTGCCTTGCATCTGTAATCTTTTGTCTTTTCTATTTTCAATTTCAGCTTCTTTTTTAGCTGTTACTTGAGCTTGCATCTCCGCTAACTTCATTTGATAACTAAATTCCTCAGCCATCAAACCTCTTTTAATATTAGCCTCTTGCTCCATACGTTCTATTTCAAACTGGGACTTAGCTTGTTCTATTTGAACCTCTGTCTGCGCTAAAGCTTGTTGTTTTTGTACTTCAGCTGCTGCTGCTTTTTCAGCAGACTCAGCATTAGCTTGAGCTTGAGCTTGTATGTTTTCCATTTGAGCCGCTCTTTCAGCAGCTTGATTTTCAGCTTGTCTAAACTTTAATAAAGTATTAGCTAACTTTATATTTTGTATTTCTCTTATATCAATAGCATCAGCTAATTTTATACCACCTGACTGTAAAGCTATTTGTATGCTTTTTTCTAATTGAGCTTTATCTTCTTCGTCTGGCTCTAAGTCTAAAAATATACCAAAGTCATGTATTGATAATGAATCAATTTCTTGTAAAGTAGATACATTAAAAGCGTTTATACTGTTTAATAATGCTGCTTTAGTTAACGGAAACTGTAACATATCACTAACTCTTAAACTTATATTTTCACAAGATCTTATAGTTAAATACATTAAAGACTGTAGTATGTGTCTTGTAGCTGTGTTAGAGTTGGCTGCTGCAAGTTTTTGTAATCCAACTAAAGCATTTTTATCTGGTGCGCTTCCGTCTCTAGCTTCGTTTAATCCAGTTACATCACGTATCATTTGTAGGTAGTATTGATACGTTTGAATCATAGCTTGTATCTTAGATATGCCTGAAGAGCTTTGAAGTTCTTGAATAGGTACTTTACCTCTATTCATTTCACCATCTTGAGTAAGTGATCTACCCACTATAGTACCAGTCTGAAAATACATGTTTAATGCTTCTGCTGGATTATAGTTAGTTCCGTTACCTAGATCTACTTCTGCTAAGCCATCTACATCTACGTAAACACCGTCAGGAACCAATCTTGCTAAAACTTGTTGTAGTTTTAAATGAGTTAATTGAATCATATCAGCAAAACCAGTAGTTCTACTTACTATAGATTCAATTCGTCCTTGATACATTCTAGGAGCTGAGATAACATAATTCATGTTAACCTTAACAGTATCTCCATAAGGTCTAGTCATATTCTCAGCAAGTTTCCACTCTAACATAGTGTCTTGCATGCCTAGAATTTTTGCTCCTGTATACAATACCTCAATAGATCTTGAAGCTCTTTCAAAGTTATCACTCTGAGGTGGATTAAAAGTATCAGGCTTTTCTAATGTTTTTTCTAAACCTTGCTCAGTTTGTTTTATTTTAAATACTTGATCTTGATACGTTTTGTATTCAAAAAACAATACTTGATGTTGATTAACATCGCTGTTTACTTGCCAATCACTTTGAGCGTAGTTTTGCCTACCTGGATATTTTTGTATTCTTTCTAACTCATCGTTAGTTAGATTTGGAAATAACTTTTTTATTTCAGGTAATGTTAGGCTTTTAATCTCACCTACATAATATATATCTTCAAAATTAGGATCATCAGTAGCTGAATAAACTAAATTTGCAGGATTAACATACTCTATAGTAACTCCTTCAGATAAATTAAAACTAGTTTTTACAGCTGATATTCCTAACACTGTTAAATCGTACGCTAGTCTTTTTTTAGTTTCATCAAACTTATTGCTATCAAGAACGTTATTTATTACTTCTTCTTCTGCTATTTCTATGCTTTGCTTGTAATTAAGCTGCATATATAAGTCTAATTCGTTTTCGTCTTTAGGAAGATTATTAGGATCAGCAGATGCATAAAAGTTTTGACCAGTTGCTTGAGAAAGTTGATCTATAGCAGCTTTGTTTTTTATATCTCTAAGTGCACTAGAAGCAAAATCAGTACGTTGTTTTAAAGCAAAAGGATCTGAAGCAAATGAATTTAATTCATAACCTTTTTCAGTCATACCATTTACCACTATATCTACAAACTTAGACAAAACAGGTATTGGTTTCCAGTCTAAATTAAGGTAAGATAAGTCACCGTTGTTTGATAATTCATCTTTATATTTCTGTATAGGTTGTTCGCCTCTAGCGTATAATCTTAGTCTATTAAAATTCTGGAAGTTATAAGAAAACCTATTCTGTCCACTGTTATTTCTAAACCACTCTTGTTCAATAGCGTTTCCAACAGCTAAACCATATTCAAATGATTTCTTTTCTTCTTCAGGTACCACCTGATCTGGAAAGATGCTATTATTATTAGTATAGACCATTTATTTATATTATTTTTGAATTCACTCCTGTGTTATTGTATTTTCTAAAACCTAAAGAAACTTTTGATATTGTTTTTTTTGCTACTGGTGAGTATCTATGTTTGTTACAAGCCATTATAGCTAGTCCAGAACTTATAGAAGCATCATGCTTTGTTCTATTGTTAATATTAAATTTAGCCCAATCTTCTAATGTTCTTTGAAAATAAGTGTTGCCATAACCTTCGTTTAATAAACCTACATGGTTTTCTATATAATCCTCTATAGCAGCTG